GGATTTATAGGCTCGGAAACCAATAGAGAGCACACAACAATAATCAACTCTTTAAAAATATATGAAGGGTTTTCTAAAGATGTTTCATATAAAGACTTATATTTAGAAATAAAAAACGAATTTAACAATTATAAATTATGAAAAAATTAGTATTATTATTAGCATTATTTGCTTTCACAAGTTGTGAAAAGGATGAGGATTTTACCTGTGATTGTAACTGGGTAAAAGATCCAGTAAGGTTTGATACTGGTGGGGGAAGCTTTGAAGTTGGTGGAGGGTTCAACGCTTCGACTATAAAAGACTGTAACAGGGGAGGGGAAATGGATTCAAGAGGATATGAATTAAGATGTAAGTAATGGAAGACTTTATAAACGCTTTTATAATGGTTGGAATAATTTTCTGTATCTTAGCAATTCAAATACTTACAGGATTGTTTATATTTTGGTTAATAAAAAACAGTCGGTAAACAACATTAAGCAATAGAATTATGACAGAAAAGGATTTTTTAGAAAGTAAAGGTAAATATTTTCATTTGCGATTAATGAAGTACGTTACTACTAATGCTGAGATGTCAGAGGGTAACGAACTAGATAAAGTTATTGAATCAAATGCTGTTTTATCTTTCCAATTTGATCAGGGAAGATACACGATAAGATGGAATGATTTAGTAGAAAGATTCGAGAATGATATTACAGAATTTAAGATTGAGTTTCCTGAAATTGAATTTGAAAATCCTCTATGCAATTAGAAATTACAACGGCTTTAGTCAATCAAGTTAAAGGTTATACACAAATATCAGCAACACAATTACTAGGTGGACAAGGCAGTAGTAAGGTTTTATTTATAGCTGAGGAGGCAGTTAGTGAATTGCTTATAAGTTGGCACAATCGCAACCTAAGAAACGATTGGATTAAAAGCAACTTCACGGACAACTTTTATTTTATATCCTCTAAGAATGCCGTTAAAAACGTTATTATGCGAGAGGATCGGCATAAGAGACAAATCTGGAAAGATACTGGTAATGTGAGTTTAGATAAAAGTTTAGATTTAGATGTAACCTTAGAGTTACCAGATGAAAGTATTGAGGATTTAGAAAGGTTGTTGGAGCATGAGGCTTTAATAGATTACCAGCTAAAATTTATTGTTAACACTTTAGAGAATAGCAAATACATAAATCAATTTGATATAGAGGTTTTCTTAAAATGCTATGTTAAAGGACAATTTATGAAGCAATTTTCAATAGAAAATAAGGTATCTCAAAAAAAGGTATCTAATTCAAGAGCTAAAATTAGAAACGTTTTAAACTACTTATACAAATAAATTATGACTACAGATGATATCAAATTAGAAATGCAAGGGTTGGATAAGCGAACCAAGAAATACAAAGAGCTTAAGGAAATCTTAGAAAATGAAATCCCTTTAATTTCAGAGAAACTTTACTACGAAGAAAAGGCGATCGAAATAACAGAGGAGAATCTCCGTATCAAAGAAAGTGCTTACAAGGTCTCTGATGAAATCTACAATACTTTTAAAGGATTCAATGGAAAGGTGCCATCTAATAAAGTAAAGTGGTTATTCAAAACCTATAACCAAATATTCAATCAAAGGTTAACACAATGCCTTTGCCCCGGTAAGATTAAGAAAATGGTAATTAAAACGATAAAGACTTATGAAAAGGAAAGACGATAAAAACAAGTGGACTGATGAAAAGATTCAAGAAATCTTTGAAGAGGGAAAAGCATGGTTTAGGCCCAAGTGGGAAAAAACAATTAAAGGCCTTGATGACGTTAATAAAGACAATATCTTTATCAATGATTTCCTAATGGATAAGGGTATTTACAGGGGTCAAATAAATGAGATGGCACAGACCCGCCCTTGGTTGTTAGATATGTATGACGAGCTTTCAGAGGTACAAGAACATAAGATAGCAAAGATGGGTCTCTTTAGGGATTTAGATTCTAGCATGGTTAAGTTTACCCTATCCAATAAGCATAATTGGAAAGACAAAACAGATAATACAAGTACGGTAGAAGTTAAAAGCGTAGATTTAAAAGATCTCGTGGGCTTTAACGGAGGAAAATAAAATGGCTTTAATTGATCTACACTATAAATTCACTCCCTTAGTAGAATCAAAATCGAGGTATTTTATAGTTTCAGGCGGAAGGGGCTCAGCTAAATCATTTTCAATAGCTACTTACTTATTACTAAAAACCTTTGAGAAAGGTCAAGTTATTTTATTTAGTAGGTTAACGATGGTGTCGGCTTCGATTTCTGTTATACCAGAATTTAATTCTAAGATAGAAGCACTTGGTATTGAGTCTTTATTCCACATAACCAACAATGAAATAATAAATAAAACATCTGGAAGCCGTATAATTTTTAAAGGATTAAAGACAGGAAGTAAAATACAAACGGCAAATATTAAATCTATAGAAGGACTAACAATATTTGTATTGGATGAAGCTGAAGAGCTAAATGATGAAGAGCTTTTTGATAAAATTAATTATTCAGTAAGGAGTGTTAACGCAGATAATCAAGTAATTTTAGTTTTTAATCCTCCAACAAAAAAACATCTACTTTACACCAGATGGTTTAAAAAAGCTGGGGTACAACCAGGCAGTAATATCACTAAGGGGAAAGTAACCTATATCCATACTACATATTTAGACAACCTGAAAAACCTATCTCAAGACTTCATAGAGGAGATGGAAGAGCTTAAGATTACTAATCCACCTAAGTATGACAATATAGTAATGGGAGGGTTTAGAGATAAGGCGGAAGGGTTGATTTTAACTAATTGGGAGTTGGGAGAGTTTCCAAAAGATGTACCATCAGAGTTTGCTTTAGACTTTGGATTTAGTAATGATCCAACGGCTTTAGCAGAATGTTATATCGACCACTCCATCAAGACAATTTACGTTAAAGGTCATCTCTATAGGACTGGAATTATACCAAGTAATTTGGCTAAAATTGTTAAAGAGATTACAGGCCATAATTTGATTATTGCGGATAGTGCTTCACCCGATATAATCGCAGAAATAAGAAACGCTGGTTGTAATATTACAGGAGTTAAAAAGCCTAAGATAATAGATAGGTTGGAATTGCTTAGAGATTATAAAATTATAGTCGATCCAGATAGTAAAGACATTATCACAGAGTTGAATGAGTATTGCTGGGATCCAAATTATCCCGCTGGGGATAGACCCATTGACGATTTTAATCACTACATTGATGGCATTAATTATTATGTAGTACACCGACATAGAAATCAAAGAGTTAAAAGATTTAGAATAAGATGACAATAAAACAATACATGACCGTTCGAGCTTTGTTCAAACTTTATGGGGAAAACTCTAAAAAGGTAACTACCGAACTATTAAAAATCAATAAGCATTTAAAACTTAAGGAAGCGAATAAGATTCTTTTAAGCTACCTAGATGGACTCAATTCTAAAAAAGAAGAGGTAACACAAAGATTTACTTTTGATGGTATTGAGTATGGCCTTATCCCAGATTTTGAGGACTTGATGACTAGCGAATATGTAGACATTGATTTGTATGAAAATGACTTTGATAATGTGCATAGATTAATGGCTATTTTATACAGGCCAGTGATTTCAAGTTACGGTAAATTATATGAGATTGAACAGTATCAAGGCTCGAAAAAATATGCGGATGTGATGCTAGAGGTTGAGGTTAAAATTTATCATTCTGTGATAGCTTTTTTTTTGACTTTAAACGAAATTTTGTTAAAAGATATCCACGAATCTATGACCAAGAAAAGCAAGAGGAAAAAACTAAAAAAAGACTTGTAACAAAAGGCGAGGAACTTGCTTCAAAATATGGGTGGGGAAACCAAATAATGAAAGCAGCAGACTATAAATTCTTAAATGTCAGCAAGGTTGTTAATAGTCCTGTAGCTGAATTTCTGTATTATCTTAATTACATGATTGATTTTAACGAGGCGGAAGATGAGAGGATTAAAAAAATCAACAAATTAAAATAGCAATGTTTTTAAAATAAAGGATGAATAATAACTTTTATAAAATAGTCAAAATCATTCGCGATACATTGGAAGAAAACCCCCTGGTTAATACTTTGATTTATGCAAGGGGAGAAGATAAGGATATTCTTAAAGATAATATTTATCCTTTGGCTCATCTAAATCCTGTTTCTGCACCGTGGGTAAATGAAGCTTCTAATAACTTTACTTTTGAGATAGGTGTATTTGATCAAAGGACCACAGATAACAGATACAAGGGTACTAAGTTTGAGGGAAACGACAATGTAATTGATAATCATAATACGTGTTATAGTATCATCAATGAATTTCTTACAGTCATGTCAAAGGATAATGACGATCAAATTTATATGACTACCGTCTCCGATATACAACCGTTATTTCTACAAGATAGTAATGGATTAGATGGTTGGTTTGTAACGGTTACATTTAAAATGATTAATAGCTTAGATGTATGTTAGGCAAGAATTTAAGAAATGCAGTTCTCGGGATTAGTATTGAGTATAAAAACTCATACCAATTTAACGTTCCTGTGTTTAATTCTAACCTCAAAAACAGCATCAAGCAAAAACCTACCGAGGATGGGTTTTATATTGAGGCGTTTAATTATTTTGACTTTTTGGATCAAGGTGTAAGCGGAAGTCCTAACGCAAATAACCCATCTAGTATATTCCAATATGACACCCCGTTTAGTTACAAAACCAAAAAGCCACGATTAGATGAAGGGCTAGGCGATTGGGCCAAAGCAAAAGGAATAAATAAATTTGCCGTCCAACAATCGATATTTAGAAAAGGTATTGTTCCAAGGTTAATCACTAAGCAAGTTCAAGAACAACTAGATAGAGGTCGAGGTATTAAGGATAGATTGAATGAAGGATTTTTAAAAGATATAGACGAGGAATTTAAAGACGAAAAATAATGGGGCCAGATTCAGGAGCAGATAAATTTTTACAGGTTGACATCACATTTGAAAACCAAGCGTTTAACCCATCACAACCCGAGTTAAATATAAAAAATGGGGAGGGTATTACCTACCAAATTAATGAAAACTTTGAGCCTTTTTTTTACGATGAAGGTGCTGCATTAGTAAATAAAAGATTTGTTTCACCAGATACTACTGAAGTAGATAATATTTTTAGCACTAAGAATGGTATCGTCCAGGACTTTCTAGGGGGTTTTAATGACAATGTGAACACTATTGAATATTTCTTTTTTAGAGAGGAAGCAATTAATTTAATTGCTATTGGAGGGGAGTTTACGACCTACACAAAAGACGGAACGACAACTAATTGCAACCTCTTTATCATTTTAAATACAGATGGAACGGTTTATAGTTCTGTTAATTATGCAACCTTTATTCAAAGCGGTGTAAGTGTAGATGCAATCAAATATCACGCAGTAAATGACAGCTTAATTATTGGGGGAGAGTTTTTAGGGGTTGGAGACCTAGACAATCTAAGGGGGTTGTTTGAATTGGACTTAATTAATAACGGTCTATCTTCTACAATGGTTGATTTTGATAACAGGGAAAGTGTTCAAAATCCAAGCGGGCTTAAAACAAGAGTTACTGCAATAGGTATTATAGATGTTTTTGGAATAATTATAATAGGTGGTGATATTTCTGAAGTGATTGGAATAACAGCCAACAGGCTTTTTGCTTGTAGCTCAACTTTTAGCCTGCCTAGAAGTACATTTTTCTCTAAAATCAGAACTGCAATAGATTCAGGTTTTGGGGATGAAATAGATAAAATATATGTAAAACAGGATGGTGATTTACAGGTTTTAGTTGGGGGTGTGTTTACCATTCCCGGAGGGGTTTCCGCAACGGTTGACACTAAAAATCTAGCAGTTTTTAATAGCGAAGGGAATTTAGTACAAGGGTTTAAGGGTACAAATCGGCCAGTTCAAGATATAACAGAAAGAAATTCTAGTTATTATATTGCAGGTACTTTCAGTAAATACGGTACTGAAGATGTAAACAGACTTATAAAAGTAGATGTGAATGGTAACTTAGACAACTCATTTACTTTTGATTATGACGTTACAGCAGTTAGAAAAATAGAGTTTGGAGAATTTAGCTTTTTATATCTTTCTTTCTTTTCAGCATCTCTAAGTTATAATTTTGGAGCTTTAAATTTGAATACTGGCGAAATAGAACAAAGATTAAAAGTTTTAAATACTGTAAGAGTAATTAAATATTTACAATTAGGTACCCCAACACCAACACCTAGAACTGTAATTATTGGTGGGGTTATTACAGAATTTGAAGCATTCACAAGCGTGTTAAATAAGAATGAAGTTCTTATTGATAAAAGTAGCATGGAAAATACTAGAAATAATCTCTTTGATAACTTAGTTGAAGTAAACAGTAGGGATGGAGATTTAGGTTTTCAGTATTTAAAAATAGGAAACGATAAAATTAGGATAGAAAAAAGAATTGAAAGCAATGACGATGTATATTTTTTAAGCAGGATAAATAGCCTAACAAATAAAGTTGTGATAAGTGTATTTAGAAACGATGCTAATTTAGGGGATAGTATTGTAAACATACCTATAAGGAAGGATTTTTTTATTAAAAACATAGGTAGGAATATTTGGTCTACTGCTAATTTTTTTTTAACTGTTTATCAAAACGACTTTGCAGTAAGCGAAGATAATACGATAGCAATCTACAAGCCAAAAATAGCAGATAATCAGTTTAGCCAATTTTTAAATATAAGTCCTCTCATAAATCAACAAGATTTTGAGTCTGATATAGCTTACTACGATCAGTTAGATTATTCAACTCAAGGCCCTAATATAGAAATCGCGCGGCTTGGAAGATTTGCCACTACAAAAGTGGACACGCTTTTAGGGGATACGGTTTTAGAAACTAAAAATGAATTTAACTTTGTCTTTGATGGGTATAGCGAATTTAAGGAAGTCCTTATAAACGGTAATAAGAGAAAGTATAATAGAGATGGGAAAATGACTATCCCGTTTTTATCGGATAAGGTGAGAGAGATTGAGGTTATTAATGGGCCTTTTACCAATACAATTACAAACCCTAATTTTGAGAATGTAAATCCAGAGAAACCAGAGGAGTATATTTCTTATTTATGTATTGATTTTTCTGAATACTTATCAAGAGATACAACTATACTAAAATTTAAAAGGGGTGGTAACTTTACAATCGACACCGTAACCTTATTCAAAGGCACTGAAAGCTGTTTATTTTATTCCGTGAAGGTTATATTCAAAAACAGCTTTGGAGCTTTAGAACCTACTTATATGAATGGTCGTAGTATTGATTCAGTAGATACTGACAGCTCAAAATATAAGCGAAGTATAAGAGATATAAATGGAAATATCCAATTACCATTAACGCACACAAATAAAATCTTCAACAAAATAGGGTCGAGAGAATGGGAATGTAACACGGGCTTAGTCGATGCTTATATGAATGATTGCTATGAGGATTTATTTATGAGCGAAGAAATCTGGTTAGAAATTGACGGAGTTTTGAGAGCGGTTTCTTTGGAAAGTAGCAATTTTAATAAAGAGGATGACCTACAAACGGATATGATTAACTACAGATTTACATTTAAGGAGGACAGAAACTTAAACGAATGAAATTAGCTTACTACATAGGTACAAAAAA